ATAGCCAAGTATCGCGTTATTTACGAATTAATTGAGGATGATTGTAAAGAGGATTAACCAACTTTTGGCTCCGGCCAATGAGCATGGAGCCGATGCCCTAACGGCCAGGGGGCCGACTGTAAATCGGCTTAAACATCAAGAAGGTTCGACTCCTTCCGGCTCCACTTTAAACAAGTTACCGAAAGGTAATGAGCATGGGCGGCGTGGATGGACATGCATCCCGAGCGGGAGCACTCGACGGTAGAGTATGAGTGACACGGGATCTACCAGCCTGTATCAAGCCAGGCCCCATGCTTCAATTTATGGAGGACTGAATGGATAAAGAAGACAAGAAATTTTTAATAATAGGGGTATTATTTGTTTTATTTTTTATTTTAGCTGTTGTGGGAGCTAACTTAATCCAAGCAAAATATATCTATAAAGATATGCGATGTTTTTGGGTTGAATGTAGAATTTTGAAATAAAGGAATCCCATGACAAATGAAGAGCTAGAGAAGCAGATTAAATCCCTCCAAGAGACTTTAGAGATCCAGCTCGAGATTAAAAGGCAGATGTTTGAGGAGAATAAAAAGCTCCAGATTCACAATGAAGAAGCACAATCGCTGATTGGATTATTGGAAATGGAGAATAAACGGCTACAAAAGATTGTGATTGAGCGAACAATGGATGAAGTGCCGTGCAAGGTATGTGGGTACAAGGGGCCCGGGTATTATCATCCGGAGACGCACCCTTGCGCTACAATATGGCATGAGTTTCAGGAAGCCCTATGAGAGGGGTAGTGATGACGCGTTGCGCCTTGTTCCTGTTGAGCTAGAGGGCTAGAATGCCTCCACACAAAGGAGGCTCTCATGGAACTAGCGCCCTTGCAACTTCGAGCGGCAGCGGATTACTCGTTTAGTTTTGCGGAGACCGGAGAAGAGAAGTGGGAATCCCATGGAGGTGGGGTTGAATTCGGGGTTCTTACCCGCCTTAAAGAATTTGACTGGCCCTTTGGCCAATTTAAAATCTTCTACAATGGCAGCAGCGGAAAGATAAGCTTGCCTTGGGGAGATATTGGCAACACTTCCCATACGAGTATTGGAGCTGGGGTGTTTCTGGGCTCGGATCTATTTCGATATGGGGATTTTAGGGTGTACTTGAACGGAGGTTATACGATGGCCGTTACCACAATGTCTGTAGAGCCCAATGGATTTGGCAAGCAATTGCATCCAAGTGGATGCCCGGACTTTGTGGCGATTATAGAGAAGCCTGAGAGCATCAAATGTTATTTCAAGGACATGGCTAATTTCCGAATGGAAAGAAGCGTTTCAGGGGAATTGGGAGCGGCCTATGGGCCTTTATTCCTGGCTGGATTGGGGGAAGTTAGCTGGATCGGCCATAAAGAAGGGGAGTGGATGCCGGGGGAGGTGTTTCGGGTTGGAGTGAAGGCTGGGATTAACTTTTAAAGGAGACTAAATGGACAGTAAAATCGAAGAAGCAAAAGTGCAAATCACTAACATGATCGGCGAGGCATTAACTCGACAGGTCAATAAGTTTAGTAATGAATGGCAATCGCTTATCGACACTGCGATTGCTGAGGGGAATAGGATTTCTCAGGATATACAGAACCGAGCCCATGCGCTGTTGGATGGGTTGAAGGAAGTAAAGCCACCGGTTGAGTTGGTAAAGGAAGAGAATGAGTCGTAAAATCCAATGGACCAAGGAAGATAAGAACCGGGCTCAAACAACCCGTGTAGCCTCTGTGGAGCGTAATGGCCTAAGTCTCCTGTTCTCAATTGAGGAATCCGGCCAAACCTTCACCCTTACCTTGAAGGAATTAACCTATCTTTTAGACCTGGCGGAGAAGCATCTGCCGTTTCTGGCGAGTTTATTTAAGGGAAAAGTGAAATAAGTTTAGTTTTCTCTTTAACTCATCAATTATTAAGGGTATAATCTGCCCACACTATGATCCACGGTTGGAAGGGACTGGCTCAATTCTTGGGTCGGCACGAAAGAACACTTCGTCAATATCATTACAAAAAACTAAGGGTTTGTTGGCTCAAAGATCCAGGCGCTCACCCAAAAGGTGGGAAGCTAGCAATCACCGAGTCTGCTGCGATGCGATGGTGGCATAAGATTCATGAGCTGGGGATATTGAGGGTGTATGATTATACGAGCAGGAGGAAGGTGGAGTGAATTTAAAAGAAGGCATTGAACAGCTTTCTCTTTTCCTACAATTAAAAAGAACGACTTCTCATTACTCTGCACGAATGTTTATCATTGATATCCTGGAGCAATATAAAAGAACAGGAAGTTGTCCGGATCTCTTGCAGGGCACTGATAAGGCGGGCGGAAGGTTTGCAATTTCAATGCAGGACCTCATTTATCATTATTTGGCAGTAAAAGAACTGCTTGATGGTCCTGCTCAAAAGCAGAAGAAAGAAATTAAGAAAAATGTATTTTTGGACAGCCTTGAAATAAGTGTTCGTGCCAATAGGGTTTGTACTGAATGGGGCGTGGAGAGATTAGAAGATTTAGCAGCCTTACTAGATGCTTTTGATACTAGTGACATAGAAGAACTGGATAAGCGGAAAGTGAAAGGATTTGGCAAAGTAACGTTTAATGAACTGTGTGAGATTTATGAAGAAGAGAAGTTTAAAGCTCACAATAAGAATAAAGTGCCCTAACAGCCCTCTGCAAGTACCCTAACTACACCCTATAGGGTCTTTTCAAACACTGAGTTATCCTTCAACGTGAAGGAATCTAACTTAGTGGCCATAACACAAAATCCTAATTATTCCTCTGATAACGAAGCGTTTCTTGCTGAAGAGAAACTGAACCGTGAGTTTGAATTTGCTGAAGCGTCTAAGCTTATTCAGACAAATCTTAAAATAGCTGCTGCTAAAGTAGTTTCCATCTTTCAATCCTCCGAACCAATTATTGATACCACTGGCGAGCGCCTTAAGTTCGATGCGGCTAAGCATGTTCTTAAGCTTGGTGGGCTTGAGGTAGAGCGTTCTGAGGTGAAGGGAAGCGGCTTGAAGTTAGTAATTAGCCCGGAGCACGCAGCGAAGGTGATGGATGCAGCCCAATAAGGTTTTGGAAGCAGCAAGGGCGAAGCTTTTAGCTTACTGTTCTTTGACAAATCAAGATTACCGGATTCCCAAGCATCTTAAGCAGATGGCGGGAATCCTAGAGCGTGTAGAGAGTGGAGAGTTAAAGAGAGTCATTATCACCATCCCTCCAAGGCACGGCAAGTCAATGCTGTGCTCCCAATACTTCCCGGCCTGGTACATGGGCCGTAATCCAAGCAAGTACCTCATTGCTGCCACCTACGGGCAGGATCTATCCGACGACTTTGGAAGAAAGGTTAGGGATCAACTCAATGACTCTCTCTTTAAGACTGTATTCCCAGAAACCGCTCTAAGAACCGATTCTAAAGCCGCCGCAAGGTTTGAAACCACTCAAGGAGGAACTTACTTCGGAGTGGGAGCAGGAGGTCCGATTACCGGTCGGGGCGCTCACCTACTGCTAATCGATGATCCGATTAAGAACCGAGAGGAAGCCGACTCCGAGCCGATGCGAACCAAGATGTATGACTGGTATCGGTCAGTAGCCTACACCCGGCTAATGCCACAAGGCGCGATCCTCATCATCATGACGCGTTGGCATGAGGAAGACTTAATTGGACAGATCCTAGCAAACGAGAATGGCGCAGGATGGACGATCTTTAACCTAAAGGCCATCGGCGAAGGTGGCAAAGCATTATGGCCTGAAGCGTACGATCTAGAGGCTTTAAACGATATCCGAAGGACCGTCGGAGAGTACGATTGGTCCTGTTTGTATCAGCAAGAGCCGATTCCTCATGAGGGGATCATCTTTAAGCCAGATTGGATGAAGGCGGGATTAGCGGAGAACAACGAATATGCAGCTATTTACGCGGCGGTGGACCCGGCTATTTCGAAAAACGAAACGGCGGACGAAACGGCGATCTGTGTTGTGGGAATTAGTTACACTGATCCGAAAACGATTCATGAATTGGAAACGCTCCATGGGCATTGGACGTTTGAGCAGCAACTTAAATACATCCAAGCGGTGTTTAAAAAATACAAAGTAGATTTTTTTGGAATTGAGGACGTCGCGTATCAAAAAGCACTGATTCAGGAATGCCAACGGTTATGGATACCAGTGACGCCTCTTAAAGCGAATAGGGACAAGGTGGCGCGGGCAATGAGTGTTTCTCACTTCTTCAGTCAAGGCAGGGTGAGGGTGAATACGCAGGATACAAGAAGGCAGATGTTAAGTTTTAGAGGGCATGGAGAAAAGAACGATTTAGCGGATGCCCTGATACACGCAGTTGGAATGGTGCGGGATTTCTCAGAGGAGCGATACTTGAAAGAAGGCAAGCCCGAGAAGATGACCTCTCATCAATGGTTTTACAAGATGGCAACGAAGCAAGAATGGGAAGGCGAGACTCAAACAAAGGAACTTACTTTCGACAAGGCTTATGCAGGTCCGTCGAATGCTGACTTTTATTAACCAATAAGGAGAATTTATGGCGTTAACAGTGAGTAACAGAAAATACGAGAATCAAGGGAGCATTGGTTGTGTTTACGGCACCATTGCTTTCGATAACAGTTATCCGACTGGCGGAGAGGCGTTGACTGCTGCGCAAGTGGGATTAAGCCGTTTTAAGCGGGTTAAAATTAGCCCTCAGAGCAATTATCTCTTTACGGCTAATATCACCACGACCGAACCTACAACCGTCAACGTTGTGGTTAGCAGCTCGATTGGTGGCACTCAAGAGGTTCAGGACGTAGGCGGAGATATTTTAGGCTCTGTCACTACTGACGTTGCTACTCCCGGTGGCGCGTTACCTACGAACGGTAACTTTGTTTCCACGCTAGCAGCTGCGGACAATACGACGGCGTTTACGATTGCTGCTTCCCCAGACATTGGCCGTAACATCGGAATCGGCATTGAAAACAACACCGGGGGCGGAGCAACAGGAAATGCGGCCAACTACGTGATTGTGGGTACATGGCGCGGGGCGGCTCAGACTGAGACGATTTCGTTTTCGGTTCTTGAGCTAACCACAATTACCAACAACCTGTATGTCTACAAATACGGGTCTCGTCCGTTTGACACGATTACTTCGATTACGCCTTCTGCCGCTCAACCGGCTAACTTCCGGCACGTTGCGGGCATCGGGTCGAAGGTTGGCCTTCGCAATAACTTAAAGACCCCTGCCGAAGCGGACGTTTTAAAAATCACCAAAAATCAAACGAACTTAGCTCCGACTGGCATCGTGGATACCACGAATATGACAGTAAACCTTGGGACTTTGGCCAACGGTGATGACTTTGAGATTAGCTACAACATTTCGTCCGGCGAAGTGACTGCGGCTACGGATTTATCAGCATTAACTGCTGTAAGCTTTGAAGCCTACGGCTACTGATTATTAACCAGCCTACGGGCTAATTAAAGGAGAATAGAAATGGCATTTGTAACGACACAAACTGGTGCGACATGGGGCGGCGGAAATACGCCTGCTTTAATCGTGGTGACTGGAACCTATTTAAGCTCTGCGGGCGATACTGGAGGGGTTGTTTCTCCTGGCTATACCAACGCCAGCGGCACGTTAACGGCTGTTCCCAGCTCTGCTTATAATACTTCTGGCAATGCATCTGGTTGCACTCAAATCTTATCAGCGATTTTCACGCCTACGTTGAGTGATGCAACGGCTCCGGGTGGAGTGAAAGCGTTCAACGCTACTCGTAGCCGCGATGAGTTCACTTTGGTGACCACTGCGAACACGGGCGGAACGTATACGCTGATTTGCACGAACAACGGGGCTCAACCCTAATGCCTCGTTGCATTCGATGCAGTGAGCTACGGGACCAAGTCTCTTGGCTCCGAGAGCAGAATAAAAATCTAGCCGATCGGCTGCTGGCCGTTAGTAACCCTAACGCGCTAGCGGCCTTTAGGCCGGATTATATAAGGAATGAGTACTACGGATCATCGGAAGATGACCAGGTAACAGGGTTTGATGAGTTTGGGCAGCAGGTAGCGATCGATAAGGACAAATTAGAATGATGGAAACCGAAGAGATAACAGCGATGAGAAGGACTTATTCCCGCATGAAGAAGGATCGATTGGTCCAAGAGTGCATTCTTTTGAAGCAATTGGTTCTGCTGTGGGAAGGAAGACATGAACGATTATTTCCGAGTAATGAAATTGGCGACAGAAAGAATTTCGAAGCGATGCGTCAGCATATTGGCAGGCGCTTGAATAGCGTGGCCTAGGGTAGTCGCATAACAAAGGAAACTCCCGGATAACTACCGGGCTTTCTGAAGATGAAAGAGCTATACGAAAGCACGAAGTCTGCTGAGGGCTTTGTAACTAAAGCCTACGAGAACGACCAGTCCAATAAGCAAATGCTTATTCGGCTCTGGGAGCGCAACGCCGCGTTTGCTAATGGGAACCAGGCGATCATTCCTCAAGCATCCTCTACGATGCAATTCTCTGGCACGAATTTATACGCCAGCGACAATCAATCCCTCCGTTCGAAAGCCTACATCACCAACGAAATAGAGCCGATTGTACGGACGCTTGTTTCCTACGCCACTAAAGCAAAGCCCGCCGTGGATGTTTACGCCCCGGAGAAGAATCAACAAGGGGACGCAAGGGCGGCGATTGCCAACCGGATCTTAGACGCAAAATACAGTCTCGATAACGAAGTGATGATGAGCAAAATGGCCGCTCAATACGGATTTGTTTACGGCTCTGTCTTTCGCAAGGACTACTGGGATTCGTCTGCTGGGAGCAAATTTCAAATCCCCGTGTATGACGAGCTAGGGAATGAAGTGATTGATCCGGCGACGGGTGATGTTCAGACTCGGGAGATGAATTCGGGCGACTCGAAGGTCGCTATTTTGACGCCGTTCTCCATGACTTTTGATTGGAGCTACACAGATTTCGACTGTCTGCCTTGGATTATGGAGTCTTACTTGATGCCCACCGAGTGGGGCACCGAGATGTTTAACAAGGATGAGCCGGGCTATACGGGCGCAGGAGCGAAGATCACTAATGGAGACGCTGTTGGGTACTCTTTACAGACATTAGAGCGCTTAAAGTACGCTACGCCCTTTAATTACGGCGCTTCGGTCAATACTCGACTGGAAGGAAAAGCACTTTTCCAAGAGATGTATGTCCAGCCATCCCAAGATTTACCCAAAGGCCGCTTATTAATCTTAGCAAACGGGATTGCGGTCTATGATTCGTTCAACAACGGCGAGGATTTAGGCTCTCCCTACTACATGCCTTACGAGAAGGCGATGTGGCATCCGTATTCGATGTTCATCAACGACCTTTATGTGGGTCGTCTCTTAGGAAAGTCCTTAGTTGAGTCCATTCTACCGATTCAAATTCGCTTAAACGAACTAAACGGCGCGATTCTACAGAACGCCAATACCTTAGCGAAAGTGGACGTTTTAACCCCCGAGAATTGTCTGAAGCGGGGTGTTTTAAACGGTCAAGGGGCGCAGATTTACACCTATAAGCCCCATCCTTCCGGATTAAAGCCTGAAAAATGGCAAGGTGTTCCTCTCCCTGCACAGTTTTTCAATGAGCGTGAAATGCTGATTGAAACCATGGTGCGGATTGCCGGGACCAACATGGTTATGCAGGGGCAGCCCCCAAAGGGAGTTACTGCAGCCGCAGCAATTGAGCAGTTACTAGACAACGCCAGCTCTCAGCGAAGCGATTTCATGATTTCGTGGGAGAAGTTCCACGAACAAGGCTTTACCAAGAAGCTTCGCATCGTTCGCAATTTCAACAAAGTTCCGAACAAAGACATCATCGATTACCTTCGAATGGTTTCCAAAGACTCCCTCGACATGGATCTAGAATCCTTTGTCGGCGAGGACATTGGGGACGGGCTGAGCGTTAAGATCGAGCCGGGCTCGATGATTCCTCGGTCTGAGAAGGCGACTCGGGAGCTTTTCAAAGAATTTGCAGCGCAAGGGCTACTGGGACCTGTCGGGGAAGACTCTCCTAGAGGGGCCAAGCTGCGCAAAGAATTATTAAGCAAATTTGGAGAGAAGGGCTTTGAAGTCGATCAGGCAGCGGACGTGGACAAAGCCTATTGGGAAAATGACCGGATGATTCGAATGATGCCGGTTGAAGTCTGGGAAGAGGATGACCACCAAATTCATTTAAGTTGCCATATCTCGAAGGCCAAAGAGCCCAAATTTTTAGAACGCGCATCGGACGAAAT